GGCGTCCCGGTCGGCACGATCAAGCGTCATGCCGCAGGCAAGGGCAACGCCGACAAGGCCGCCATGGTCGCCGCCGTCCGCGCCCGCGGCTTCAGCCCGGCCGACGACAACGAGGCCGACGCCATCGCCATCATGCTCTGGGCGATCGAGACGAAGGGAGGTGTCGCATGAGATGGCATCCCCAAGGCTACGGCGGCCGACGCCGGGATCCCGAGCAGGTCAAGCGCGAGGGCTGGCAGGAACAGGGCGTCCTCGCGGTCTCCGCCGATGACGACCGCCTCACCTGGCCCGAGCGTGAACTGGTCCGCCAGCTCGGCGAGCGGCTCTACGGCTCGCGCCCAATGGGTCGGGAGGCGCGTCATGGCTGATCGCGAATGGACCGCCGAGTGTGTCGCCGAACATTTCGAGGAGGCGTTCCGCACGTTGCGCAAGCTGCCGCCGGTCAAGGCGCAGGGCTATTTCAACACCTGGCCGGACATCGTGCGCACCAGCCGCGAGATCGCCGCGATGGAGCCGCAGCCGATGCGGGTCTGGCCCTCGGCCGCCGCGATCACCCGGCTCGAGCAGACCTTCGACTGGGTGCTCTGGATTGAGGAGGCGGAGCGCAAGCTGGTCTGGTCCCGCGCGGCCCGGGTGCCGTGGAAGCAGATCAGCGGTGAACTCGGCTGCGACCGCACGACCGCATGGCGTCGCTGGCAACTGGCGTTGACCAAGATCGCCGCGCGACTGAATGCGTGAGCGACTCCAATGTGTTGCAACACTTTTTCCTTCGACATCTGCAACAGATCCATGCTATTCCGAAGGCAAGATGGGGAGAGTGCGCTGGAAAGCTCGCTCTCCCCTTTGCGTTGACGGGGGCCTTCTGGACCCCGGTATCCAGCGAGGGTCCGGCCGGGGTCCAGCCCACGGCAGTTTCCGGTTCCTTCCTAGCAATATTCGTATGCTGGCGGGCGAAGCGCGGGACATCGCCAGCGTCAGGGCCGGATTTTTGGGAAGCCACCCGGAAGCCGGAGCCACGCGCGCGCCGCGCAACACCAATGAACGCTGGCCTTCCGACCGGACACCGCTGGTAGCCGCTGGACCCCGTGTGGAGTCCAGCGCGGCATCCGGAGTCCGGAAGCCACCGGCATCCACCCGACCGAGGAACCTTGCCCGCCATGACGCTGAGCTTCGCCCCGGACGCGATCGAGACGTGGCCGCTGTCGCGCCTCCAGCCCTACGCGAAGAACGCGAAGGTGCACGGGGCGGACCAGGTCGCGAAGATCGCCGCGAGCATGGCCGAGTTCGGCTGGACCGTGCCGTGCTTGGTCGCGGACGACGGCGAGCTGATCGCGGGTCATGGCCGGGTGCTCGCGGCGACGCAGCTCGGGTTGACCGAGGCGCCGGTCATCGTGCTCGGGCACCTCACCGAGGCGCAGCGCCGGGCATATCGGATCGCAGACAACAAGCTGACCGAACTCGGTACATGGGACGAGGCGTTGCTGTCGGCTGAGCTGAACGAGCTGCTCGCGGACGATTTCGACCTCTCGCTCGTCGGCTTCTCGGACGGTGAGCTCGACAAACTGCTGGCTTACGTTCCGGAGGGCGAAGGCGACGGCGAAGGTGTCGCCGGTGGCGGCTCGCCGCCGGTCGTCATCCCCGAGCCGCCGCGCAATCCTGCTTCGCGCACCGGCGATCTCTGGATCCTCGGCGACCACCGGCTGCTCTGCGGCGACAGCACCAGCCATGCCGATGTGCGCCACCTGATGAACGGCGAACGCGCGATCCTCTTCGCTACGGACCCGCCGTACCTCGTCGACTACGATGGCTCGAACCACCCGACCCGGAACAAGGACTGGTCCGCCTCCTACGGCACCACCTGGGACGACAGCAGCCAGGGCGCGGAGCTCTACGACGGCTTCATCGCTGCGGCGGTCGCCGAGGCGATCACCGAGGACGCGGCCTGGTACTGCTGGCACGCTTCGCGCCGTCAGGCGATGCTGGAGGCCTGCTGGGAAAAGGCCGGGGCCTTCGTGCACCAGCAGATCATCTGGGTGAAGGAGCGCGGGGTACTCACCCGCTCGCACTACCTCTGGAAGCACGAGCCCTGTTTCATGGGCTGGCGCCGCCCGAACCGCCCGCCGAAGGTGGCCGAGCAGACGCTCCCCTCAACCTGGGAAATGCCGTCCTTCGCCAAGGACGAGCGCCCCGACCATCCGACGCCGAAGCCGCTCGACGCCTTCGGCATCCCGATGCGCCAGCATGTGGCGCGGGGCGGCCTCTGCTACGAGCCGTTCTCCGGCTCCGGCTCGCAGATCATGGCGGGCGAGGCCAACGGCCGCCGCGTCTTCGCGATGGAAATCAGTCCGGCCTATGTCGATGTCGCCGTGGAACGCTGGCAGGCCGAGATCGGCCGCGACGCGATCCTCGACGGCGACGGCCGGACCTTCGCGCAGGTGAGAGCCGAGCGGCTGGGCGACGACGCCGAACCACCGGCCGAGACGCCGGACACGGACGCCGAACCCGAACCCGCGCGAAAGCGCAAGTCCGCCGCATGAAGCAGTCACGCCTCATGTCGCTGGTCGAGTCTGTCGCCAACGTGATCGTCGGCTACGGCGTCGCCGTCGTCACGCAGATCCTGATCTTCCCGGTCTTCGGGCTGCACACGACGCTGGCGGAGAACCTGAAGATGGGCGCGGTGTTCACCGTGGTGAGCATCGCACGATCCTTCGCCTTGCGGCGGGTGTTCGAGGCGATCCGGATGCGGAGCGCCAAATGATCGACCGCCGCCCCCGGCGGGACGGCGGCCATCAGCTAGTCGGGGTCCGGTGCGTCAGGCGGCGGGGAGTTTGTACACGCGCCCCCGGTTCTCGACCTTCTCCGAGGTCACCTCGAGCCCGAGTTTCTTCTTCAGCGCCCCGGCCATCGCGCCGCGTACCGTGTGCGACTGCCAGCCCGTCGCGGCCATGATCTCCTCGATGGTCGCGCCGTCCGGCGCGCGCAGCATGGCGATCAGCGTGGCCTGTTTCGTGCCCTCGCGCGGTGTGCGCGTCTTGGGCGCAGCCTTCGGTTCGGTGGGGGTGTCCGGCGTGGGCTCCTCGGTCGGCGCGTCCGTCGTGCACACGGGCGCGGTGTTCGCGTCCTCGGGCTCGATGCCGATGGCGGCGAGGCCCGCGTCGGTGGCGACCAGCGTGACGCCGTGGCCGTCCCCGCTCTCGCGCCACATGGGTTCGCGCTTGCGCATGTCGGCGTCGACCTCCTCGAGGAAGCCCTTGGCGAGCATCGCGCCGACCACCTTGGCGGCGGCGCCGCCGCGCAGGCTCTCGGGCAGCGGCAGGGCGATATGCTCGGGCCGCTGTGCGGCAGCGCTCAGGATCAGGGCTTGGGTGTCGGAAAGTTGGGGCATCGTCGTCTCCCGTATCGGGGCGCGCGGAATGCGTGCCCTTCTACGAGGTCGAGCCCGCCTGTCGGCGGGCGGGACCGGGAGCGGGTCATCTCACTCGGCGTGTTCGCCTTCGCTGAGGGCCATGTCGGTGATCTCGCGCAGCTTGGCGCGGTAGTGGTTCAGGGTGCCGACATGGCCCCAGTTGATCTCGTCGGGGCTGGTCTCGAAATGGTCCGCGCTGAGGGCGGCGAGCCGCTCCAGCATCGCGTCGATTTCGGTCTTCGCGGCGATGAAGGCGTCGAGGGCTTTCGTGTTGTCGGTCGCGCGGCGGGTCATCGTGGTGGCTCCGTGGTGAGTTGCATCGTCCTACTGGAGACACGTTCCCTCTGTCCGCCCTGCTTATCAACTCGATAAGCACATGAATCTGAATGATAATCGGAGCCGTCGATGCAGGGCATGAGCGAGCGCCAGTACGCCGCGCATGTCGGGCTGTCGCGGGGCGCGATCCAGAAGGCGAAGACGGCCGAGCGGCTGGTCCTCTATCCCGACGGCAGCATCAACGCGGCGGCCAGCGACGCCAGACGTGCCGAGACGACGGACCCGTCGAAGACGAGAAAGCCGCCCGCGCCGAAGCTGAAACCTGTCCCCGAGGCGGCGGTGGCGGCCGTCGGCGACACGCTACGCGAACAGGGACTGGCGGTTCCGGCGGTGGGCGGCGGCACGACCTTCCTGCAGGCGAAGACGGCGAACGAGGTGCTGAAGGCGCAGGAACGGCGCATCCGGCTCCAGAAGCTGAAGGGAGAGTTGATCGAGCGGGCCCGCGCGCTGGCGCTGGTGTTCCGGCTGGCGCGGGAGGAACGGGACGCTTGGGTGAACTGGCCCGCGCGCGCGGCGGCGCTGATGGCGGCCGAGCTCTCGGCCTCGTGCAGCGACGCGACAGGTCAGCAGATCACCGTGGAGCCAGCCGCGATGCAGAAGGTGCTGGAGAAACATGTACGCGCCCACCTCGACGAACTCGCCGAGGTCCGGCCCGACTTCAGGTGATGATGACGCACTGACGGACTTCGATGGCGCGGGCGAGATCCTGCGCGCCTGGGGCAACGGGCTGCGGCCCGACCCGGACCTGACCGTCTCGGAATGGGCGGACCGGCACCGGCTGCTCTCGGGCCGCGCCTCGGCCGAGCCCGGGCGGTATCGGACGGTGCGCACGCCCTACATGCGCGAGATCATGGACCGGCTGTCGCCGGGCGATCCCACGCAGCGGATCGTGTTCATGAAGGCCGCGCAGGTCGGGGCGACCGAGGCCGGCAACAACTGGATCGGGTTCGCGATCCACCAGGCGCCGGGCCCGATGCTCGCGGTCCAGCCCACCGTGGAACTGGCCAAGCGCAACTCGCGGCAACGGATCGACCCGCTGATCGACGAGAGCCCCGAGCTGCGGGAGCGGGTCAAACCGGCCCGGTCCCGCGACGCGGGCAACACGATGCTGTCGAAGGAGTTCGCGGGCGGCATCCTGATCATGACCGGGGCGAACTCGGCGGTCGGGCTGCGCTCGACCCCGGCGCGGTACATCTTCCTCGACGAGGTCGACGCCTATCCGGCCTCCGCCGACGAGGAAGGCGATCCGGTGACGCTGGCCGAGGCCCGGTCGCTGACCTTCGCCCATCGGCGCAAGTTGTTCCTAGTCTCGACGCCCACCATCCGGGGGCTGTCGCGCATCGAGCGCGAGTTCGAGGCGAGCGACCAGCGGCGGTTCTTCGTGCCGTGCCCGCATTGCGGGGCGATGCAATGGCTGAAGTTCGAGCGGCTGCGCTGGCAGAAAGGCCGCCCGGAGACGGCGGAATATCACTGCGAGGGCTGCGAGAGGCCGATCGCGGAGCACCACAAGACGGCCATGCTGGAGGGTGGCGAATGGCGGGCGACCGCTACCGCCGCCGATCCGACCACGGTCGGGTATCACCTCTCGGCGCTCTATTCGCCAATCGGCTGGCTGAGCTGGGAGCGGATCGTGCGGGCATGGGACGCGGCGCAGGGCTCTGACGAGGCGATCAAGGCGTTCCGCAACACGATCCTCGGCGAGACATGGGTGGAGACCGGGGAAGCCCCGGACTGGCAGCGGCTCTACGACCGGCGCGAGCGCTGGAAATCCGGCACGGTGCCAGCGGGCGGGCTGTTCCTGACGGCCGGGGCCGACGTGCAGAAGGACCGGATCGAGGTCGATGTCTGGGCTTGGGGCCGCGGACTTGAGTCCTGGCTCGTCGATCACGTTGTGATCGAGGGTGGGCCGGATCGGCACGACGCCTGGTCGGAGCTGACCGCGCTGCTCGACAGGTCGTGGCCGCACGAACGCGGTGCGCATCTCAGGATCGCGCGGCTCGCCATCGACACCGGCTACGAGGCCCCGGCGGTCTATTCCTGGTCGCGGGCGCAGGGCTTCGCGCAGGTGTCGCCGGTCAAGGGCGTCGAGGGGTTCAACCGCTCGAGCCCGGTGTCGGGGCCGACCTTCGTGGACGCGACCGAGGGCGGCAAACGCCTCCGGCGCGGCGCCCGGCTCTGGACCGTGGCGGTGTCGACCTTCAAGGCCGAGACCTACCGCTTCCTGCGGCTGGCGCGCCCGACCGAGGAGGAGCTGGCCGACGGGGCGGCATTCCCGCCCGGCTCGGTGCATCTGCCGCACTGGGTCGAGAACGAATGGCTGAAGCAGTTCGTGGCCGAGCAGCTGGTGACGGTGCGCACGAAGCGCGGCTTCGCCCGGCTGGAATGGCAGAAGCTGCGTGAACGCAACGAGGCGCTGGACTGCCGGGTCTACGCCCGCGCCGCCGCCTGGATCGCCGGCGCGGATCGCTGGCCCGACGAGAAATGGCGTGACCTCGAGGATCAGCTCGGGGCCGCCCCAACCGAAAACGATCCCGCCGGGCAGATCAACCGGCTGGGACAGGCCCCGCAGGGCAAGCGCCGTTCCGACTGGCTCGGGCGGCGCGGAGGATGGTTCTGAAGATGACGGACTGGACGGAAACCGAGCTCTCGGCGCTGCGCCGCGCCTATGCCAGCGGCACGACCCGGGTCAGCTATGACGGCAAGTCGGTGGACTACGGCTCGGCCGAGGATCTGCTGGCCCGCATCCGGACCATCGAGCGGGCCATCGCGGGCAACACACGGCCGCTGCCCGTGGCCGGGCTCGCGGGCTTCAGCCGCGGGGACCGCTGATGTCGGCGACCTGGTTCGATCACGCCATCGCATCGGTGGCGCCGCGCATTGCCGCCCGCCGCGTCATGGCGCGCCAGGCCTTCGAGACCCTGACGCGGGGCTATGACGGGGCCGCGCGCGGGCGGCGCACCGAAGGCTGGCGTGCGCCGGGATCCTCGGCCGACACCGAGATCGGCGTCGCTGGGGCGCTTTTGCGCGACCGCATGCGCGATCTGGTGCGCAACAACCCGCATGCGGCGAAGGCCGTGGCGGTGCTGGTCAACAACATCATCGGCGCGGGCATCATGCCGCGCGCCGCGAGCGGCGACGACAAGCTCGATCGGAAGGTCGATGCCCTGTTCGAGCGCTGGACAGCGGACTGCGATGCCGACGGCCAGCTCGATTTCTATGGTCTGCAGACGCTGATCTGTCGCGAGATGGTCGAGGCGGGCGAGGTCCTGGTGCGTCGCCGGCTCCGGCGATCCTCGGATGGTCTGCCTGTGCCGCTGCAATTGCAGGTGCTGGAGGCCGACTTCCTCGACGCCACGAAATCCGGCGTCCTCGGCGCGGGACGGCTGGTGCAGGGGATCGAGTTCGACCCGGTCGGCAAGCGCCGGGCCTACTGGCTGCACGCCGAGCACCCGGGCGACGCCTATGGGGCCTTGCAAAACGGCCTGCAGAGCCGCCCGGTCCCCGCGACCGAGATCGCCCATGTCTACGAGAAGCAGCGCACGCAGGCGCGCGGCGTCCCCTGGGGTGCGCCGGTGATCCGCAGCTTGCGCGATCTCGACGATTACGAGGTGGCCGAACTGGTCCGAAAGAAGACCGAGGCCTGCGTCACCGCCATCGTCTTTGGCGACGACGAGGCGCAGCAGGGGATCGCGCCCTCCGTGGTCGATGCCGATGGCAACCGGGTCGAGCAGTTCGAGCCGGGGCTGATCGCCTATGCCCGCGGCGGCAAGGACATCCGCTTCAACCAGCCCTCGGCCACCGGTGGCTATGGAGAATACAAGCGGGCGAGCCTGCACACGATCTCGGCCGGGTTCCGCGTGCCCTACGAGCTGCTGACCGGCGATCTCAGCCAGGTGAACTATTCCTCGATCCGGGCAGGTCTCGTCGAGTTCCGCCGCCAGATCGACGCCGTGCAGTGGCAGCTCTTCATCCCGATGTTCTGCGCACCGGTCTGGCGCTGGTTCACGGAAGCCGCATGGGCGGCGGGCCAGATCCCGTCGCCGATCGTGCCGGTCGAATGGTCGCCGCCGAAGTTTGAGGCGGTCGATCCGCAGAAGGATGCGATGGCGAACCTGCTGTCGATCCGCTCGGGCACCATGACGCTGGCCGAGGTGATCGCCCGGCAGGGCCGCAACCCCGACGCGGTGCTGGCGGAGATCGCCGCGACCAACGCCAAGCTCGACGCGCTCGGCCTCGTGCTCGACAGCGACCCGCGGCGGGTCACCAAGACCGGCAGCGCGCAGAGCAGCGATCCGGCCACCGGTCCGGATGCTGACGAACCGGCCGATGACCCCTCCGCCGACGCGGAAACCGACCCGGCGCAGGCCGACCAACAGGACTGACCTTCATGGACACGATGATCGAACTGCCGGCCATGCGCCGGTCGGCGGAGCTTGCGCCGAACACGGCCGATGCCGACAGCCGCACCGTCGAGGTGGTCTGGTCGGCGGGGGCGCGTGTCCGCCGCGCGACCTTCTTCGGCGAGCCCTATGACGAGGAGCTCAGCCTCGACCCGTCCCATGTGCGGCTCGACCGGCTGAACGCGGGGGCGCCGTTCCTGAAGGTGCACGAGCTCGACACGCTGGATGCGGTGATCGGCTCGGTCGTGCCGGGCTCGGCCCGGATCGAGAACGGCCGGGGCATCGCGCTGGTGCGGATCAGCGAGCGCGCCGACGTCGAGCCGATCTGGCGCGACATCCAGGCCGGGCACATTCGCGCGGTCTCCATCGGCTACCAGGTCCACCGCTTCGAGGTCTCGAAACCCGAGGCCGCGCGCGAACTCTGGCGGGCGGTGGACTGGACGCCGTTCGAGGTCTCCGCCGTCGCGGTCGGTGCCGACCCCGCCGCGGGCTTCCGCGCCCAGCATCCCCTTCACGACTGCGTCCTCCACCGCCGGGACGCCCCTTCAAGCACGAAAGGACCGATCCCGATGACGGACAAGACCGAGACCCCGGCGCGCGACGCCGCAACCCCCGCCACCACCCAGCCGACAGAGCCGGTCGCAACCGAGGACACCCCCATGACCGAGCCGAAAGCGGCTGCGCCCGACCCGAAGGTCGCTGCAGTGGAAACCCGGACGCAGCCGAAGCTTCAGAATACCGATGCCCCTGCGGCACCCGACACCGAGACGGTCGCGACGCGCGCCCGCGAGGCCGAGCGCGACCGCGTCTCCACGATCTACGACCTGGCCGGGCGGCTGAACCTGGAACGCGGCTTCGCCGAGGATCTGGTCAAGCGCGGCGTCAGCGTGGACGAGTCCCGCCGACTGATCCTCGATCAGGTCGCCGCCAAGTCCGACGAGACCCGGACCTTCGGCCATGTTTCCGTCCCGCTCGGCGGCCGGGACGAGCGCATCACCCGCCGCGACGCGGTGGCGAACGCGCTCCTGCACCGCTACAGCCCCACGCTGTTCCAGCTAGAGGACGCCGCGCGCCAGTATCGCGGCATGACGCTGCTGGAACTCGCCCGCGAAAGCCTCGGCAATGCCGGGGTGAACACGCGCGGCCTGTCGCGCGACGAGGTGGCGACGCGGGCGCTGCACTCGACCTCGGACTTCCCCGAGATCCTCTCTGCGGTCACCAACAAGACCCTGCGGCAAGCCTACGAGGCCTATCCCCGCACGTTCATGCTGTTCTGCCGCCAGGTTCTGGCCACCGACTTCAAGGCGATGCATCGGGTCCAGCTCGGCGAAGCCCCGCAGCTGCTGGAGGTCGGCGAGAGCGGCGAGTTCAAGCGCGGCACGCTGGGCGAGAGCAAGGAGAGCTACAAGGTCAAGACCTATGGCCGGGTGGTCGCGATCACCCGCCAGACGCTGATCAACGACGATCTCGACGCCTTCACCCGGATCCCGGCGATGTACGGCAACTCCATCGCGCAGCTGGAGTCGGACGTGGTCTGGAGCATCATCACCGCCAACCCGGCGATGGCCGACGGCAACGCGCTCTTCCACACCACCCACAAGAACCTCGCGGGCACCGGTACGGCGCTCGATGTGAGCAGCGTGGGCGCGGCGCGCGCCGCGATGGCCAAGCAGACCGGCCTCGACAAGAAGACGGTGCTGAACGTCCGCCCCGCCTTCCTGATCGTGCCCGCCTCGCTGGAACTGAAGGCCGAACAGCTGGTCGCCCAGAACCTCGTGCCCGCCGCGACGTCCAGCGTGGTGCCGCAGTCGATCCGCACGCTCGCGCCGATCAGCGAGCCCCGGCTCGACGCCGCCAGCGAGACCGCCTGGTATCTGGCGGCCAGCCCCAACCAGATCGACACCATCGAATACGCCTATCTCGAGGGTCAGCAGGGCGCCTACATCGAGACGCGCAATGGCTTCGACGTCGACGGCGTCGAGATCAAGTGCCGCCTCGACTTCGGCGCCAAGGCCATCGACTGGCGCGGCCTCTACAAGAACCCGGGCGCGTAACCCGCACCCCATGCCGAACCCTGACATGCGGGCGGTCCTGACGGGCCGCCCTTCGTCTTTCCACGAGGATCACGTCCATGAAAAACTACGTCCAGCCCGGCAACACCATCACCCTGACCGCGCCCTATGCCGTCGCCTCCGGCGATGGTCTGCTCGTCGGCTCCATCTTCGGCATCGCCGCCGGAGCGGCCGCCCTCGGCGAGCCCGTCGAGACCGCGCTCGTCGGCGTCTTCGACATCACCAAGGTCGGCTCGCAGGCCTGGACCGTCGGCGCCAGGGTCTATTGGGACGACACCAACAAGCGCACCACGACCGTCGCGACTGACAACACGCTCATCGGCGTGGCCGTCGAGGCGGTGGCGAGCGGCGCGGGCGACACCATCGGACGGGTCCGCCTGAACGCGGCCTTCTGATGAGCGCCTTCGCCGCTGCCGTGGGCGCGCTCTTCGCCGATCCGAACATCGGCCGGGACGCGGTCTACATCGCCGACGGCGGCGCGCCCGTGCTGGTGCGCGTTGTCGCCCGGCGCGCTGACGCGATCACGGACTTCGGCGACGCGCGGCTCTGGTCCGAGACCACCAGGATCGACCTGCGCGTGGCCGAGGTTGCGACCCCGCGCCCCGGCGACCGTATCGAGATCGATGGCGACGCCTTCCTCATCCAGGGCGAGCCCGTCCGCGACCGCGAGCGGCTGGTCTGGACCGTGGATCTGAGGCCCGCGTGAAACTCAAGCTCGACATCGATCCCGACATCGTCGCGATGATGGCGGCCGAAGTTGCGGCGGGCGAGCGCGCTGTGACGGCCGCGATGCGCGAGGCCGGGACCGGGCTGAAGTCGGCGTGGCGGTTGCAGATCACCGGCGCGGGGCTCGGCACACGGCTCGCCAACTCGATCCGCAACCAGAACTTCCCGAGGTCGGGCGAGAGCCTGGACGCCGCGGCGCTCGTCTGGTCGAAGGCCCCGGTCATCGTAGGCGCGCATGACACCGGTCCTCTGATCCGCTCGAAAGACGGGTTCTGGCTCGCGATCCCGCTGCCTGCAGCGGGCAAGTCCCTGCGCGGCGGGCGGATCACCCCCGGCGAATGGGAGCGGCGGCGCGGCCTGCGCCTGCGCTTCGTCTATCGCCGGACGGGGCCGAGCCTGCTGGTGGCGGAGGGCCGGCTGAACACCAAGGGTCAGGCGGTGGTGTCGCGCTCGAAGACCGGGCGCGGAAAGGTCACTGCGCTGATCTTCCTGTTGGTGCCGCAGGTCAAGCTGCCGAAGCGGCTTGATCTGGCGAGGGATGCCGAGCGGGCGCACGACGCGGTACCGGGACTGATCGTGGCGAATTGGGTGGAGGCGAAACTATAGTCGGACGCGCCGGAAAAAGGATCTGGAGCCCTGACAGGCCCCGTCTATCTCGGCGGCCGAGAGATCGTATTCTGGTCCTGATGCCGCCTGCACGATCCGGCGCCCGAAGCCCGGTGACCGGCGTGGCCTCACGTGGCCACCCGCAAATCGGCCCGCGCGTCGCGGATGATCGACCACGAGGATTGCAGAAACAGCCCGGCGATCACTGCCGCTACAACGAGGTCGGGCCATGCCGTGTTAGTCCAGGCGACCAGACCCGCTGCCACGACGACCGCTGCATTGCCGATGGCGTCGTTGCGCGAGAACAGCCAGACGGCCCGAACGTTGGCATCTCCGGCCCGGTGGGGCAGCAACGGCAGAACGGCAACCACGTTGACCACGAGCGCGATCACGGCGAACAGGCCCATCAGTTCAGCTTCAGGCTGCTGCTGAACCAGTACGCGGTAGGCCGTGTTGGCGAGGACCCCGAGACCGAGCGCCCCGAGAAACAAGCCTTGGATCAGAGCGGAACGGGCTCGCCAGACCAGGCTCCAGCCGATCGCCAGAACCCCAAGGAAGGTGATCAGGCCATCGCCGAGGAAATCGAGCGCATCGGCTTTCAGGGCCTGCGATCCGGAAATGAAGCCGCCAACCATCTCGATGAGGCCGTAGCCCACGTTCAGCACGATCACGATCCACAGCGCACGCCGGTAGGCCGGGGTGATATGGCTCAAGTCCTTCGGAAGATCGTCGATGTCTCCCTCGTGATCAGCTTCGGGTCCGCCCAGCCGATCCAGTCGGTAGCCGATGCCCGACACCGCACGCTCCACTTCGGGCAGCTGCAAACTCAGGTCGGATACATGCACCGTCATGATCTGCGTGGCAGTCGAGACCTTCACGTCCTCGACCCCGGCCGACCGCACCGCCTTCTCGATCTTCGCGGCGCATGACGGGCAGTCCATGCCGGTGACTCTGTAGCGCGCGTGCTCAGCGTTGCTCATTGTGGCCGTTTCGCTCATTACGATCTTCCGTGGACAGACGAGGCTATATATCATTGCAGACTGATATGTCGAGCGAGACCGGAATCCTTCAGCAGGCTGATGCTCAAGTCGTCGAGTTGCGGGCGAAGCTTTTCCGCGGCTTGGCTGACTTCTCGCGCATGTCGATTTTGGCCGCTCTGCGTGACGGCCCGCTTTCGGTTGGGGAGATCGTTGGCGCCACCGGCCTGTCGCAGTCGAACGCCTCAAACCACCTGCGGTGCCTGAGCGAATGCGGGCTGGTTGTCGGAGAACCGGACGGTCGGTTCGTCCGGTATCGGTTGAGCGATCCGCGCTTGGACGAACTGATGAGGCTGGCCGACGACCTCCTGGCCGGGACCGCTCGGGGCGTTGACTCGTGCGAGAATTTCAAAGGAGCGGGCACGGTCTGATCGACGGCGGACGTCCGCCGTCGTTGGCCTACGATCAAGACCGGGCGACGACGCCCGGTGCTGTGCCATTCGGATTTTCTTCGGTGACATCATGCCCAGTACACGCGAGGCCACGCTGGCGGCGCTGCACGCACGTCTTTTGACGGTGCCTGCCACAACCCTGCGCGGCGAGGTTCTGCCCGAGCGCGTGCCCGCCGCCGGGCTCCTGATCCTGCGGGACGGCGAACCGGGCGAGCCGGAGGTGACGCTCTCGCCTCTGCGCTACCACTACCAGCACCGCGCCGAGATCGAAGCGGTCGTGCAGGGCGCCGATCGGGACGCCGACTTCGACAGGCTGACCGCCAGCATTGGCGCGGCGCTCGCCGCCGACCGCACGCTTGGCGGGCTCTGCGACTGGGTCGAGGCGGAAGCCCCACGCCCCGTAGACCTGCCGGTCGAGGGCGCGGCCAGCCTGAAGGCCGCCGTGATCCCGGTGGTGCTGCACTATTCCACGGCCGACCAGTTGGCCTGACCCCGACAACCCGAGGAGAACACCATGGCACGAGCCCAGGGGGCGCGGGCGCTGATGGCGCTTGCGTTCGAGACGACCTATGGAACGCCGCCCGTGGGCGGCTTCACCCGCATGCCCTTCGCCAGCACCTCGCTCGGCGCAGAGCAACCGCTGCTGAACTCGGAACTGCTGGGCTACGGTCGTGATCCGCTGGCGCCGATCAAGGATGCGGTGACGGCCGACGGCGATGTCGTCGTGCCGCTCGACGCGGAGGCCTTCGGCTTCTGGCTGAAGGCGGCCTTCGGCGCGCCGACGACCACGGGCGCGGAAGCGCCGTACAGCCACGAGTTCCAGTCGGGGTCGTGGACGCTGCCCAGCATGTCGATCGAAACCGGCATGCCGGAGGTTCCGCGCTATGCGATGTATTCCGGCTGCGTGCTCGACCAGATCACCTGGCAGATGCAGCGCTCGGGCCTGCTGACCGCGACGGCGCGGCTGGTGGCGCAGGGCGAGACGGTGGGCACGACGACCGGCGCCGGGACGCCTGCCGCGCTGGAGCTGAAGCGCTTCGGTCATTTCAACGGCGCGATCACGCGCAATGGCACCGCCCTCGGCAACGTGGTCTCGGCCGACATCACCTATGCCAACAACCTCGACCGGATCGAGACGATCCGCTCGGACGGGCGCATCGACGGCGCGGACCCGTCCATTGCGGCGCTCACGGGTCGGATCGAGGTGCGCTTTGCCGACCAGACGCTGGTGACGCAGGCGATCAACGGCGAGGCTTGCGAGATGGAATTCGCCTATGTCCTGCCGTCCGGCGAGAGCTTCACCTTCACCGTGCACGCCGTCTACCTGCCGCGCCCGCGGATCGAGATCTCCGGGCCGCAGGGGGTGCAGGCGACCTTCGACTGGCAGGCCGCTCGGGACAGCGTGGTCGGCCGGATGTGCACCGCAACCCTGATCAACGACATCGAGGTGTATTGACGATGCTCACGCTCGACCTGACGAATGAACCGCGCTGGCATGATCTTGCACCCGGCGTCCGCGTGGAGCTGCGCCCGCTGACCACGGCGCTGATGGTGGCGACCCGCAGCGATCCGGTCGTCGAGGCGGTGCCCGAGGAGGCTTCCGACGAGGAGCGCGCGGTCGCCTTCGCCAAGGCGCTGGCGCGGCGGGCGGTGCTCGCCTGGGAGGGCATCGGCGATGCGAACGGCAATCCCATCGGCCCCAGCCCCGAGGCCGTCGACGCGCTGCTCGATGTCTGGCCGATCTTCGAGGCGTTCCAATTGACCTATGTCTCCAAGGGCCTGCTGCTGGAGCAGGAAAAAAACGCCTCCGCGCTCTCGCCGAATGGTCCTTCGGCGGGGGCGAGCGCTACTGCGAAGCCTGTGCGCAAGCCTGCCCGGACTGCCCGGCGCGGCTGAACCGGCCGGAAACGCCGGAGGGTTGGCAGGTCTGGGACCTGGTCGGCCGTCTCGGCGGCCAGCTGCGCGTGTTGCCCGGCGCCGTGATCGGCTGGGACATGTCGGCGGCGCTGGCGCTCGGTGACGCCCTCGGCGTACCGCCGCTCGTCACGGCCGAACTGCTGCCCGTCATCGAGGCGGTGATGGTCGCAAAACTCAACGAACAGATGGATCACTCCCATGGCTGAGAAGAGGGTCAGCGTCCGCCTCGCGGCCGTGGGCGGACGGCAGGTGCGCGCCGAACTGGAGGGCGTAGGCGAAGCGGGGTCGCGCGGCTTCGGACGGCTGAGCCGCGAAATGGAAGCGGCCAACGCCCGGCTCGCGGCGTTTTCCCGACGTGTCGCTGTGGCTGCCGCAGCCGCCGTGGCCGCCGCCGCAGCCGCGGGTGTGGCGATGGTCCGCTCCGGTCTGCAGACGGTCGATGCGCAGGCCAAGCTCGCGCAGTCGCTGGGCACCACGGTCGCCTCGATCCAGACGCTGGAGCGCGCGGGCGAACTGGCGGGCGTGTCCATGTCCGGCATCGAGCAGGCGACCAAGGATCTGACGCGCCGTCTCAGCCAGGCCGCGGCCGGGAGCGGCCCTGCCGCCGACGCGCTCGACCGTCTGGGCCTATCCGCCACCGACCTGATCGCCCTGCCGCTGGACCAGCGGGTCGGCGCGATCAACGCCGCGATCGAGGACTTCGTGCCCGCCGCCGAGCGCGCTGCCGTTGCGGGCCAGCTTTTCGGTGAGGAAGGCTCCATCGCGATGAGCCGGATCGACACCGCGACGCTGCGCCAGGCGACCGAGGACGTCCTCGCCTTCGGGGTCGTCGTCTCCGAGCAGGATGCCGACCAGATCGAGCGGACCAACGATGCGATCTCCCGGCTCGGGCTGATCTGGCGGGGGCTGTCGAACCAGCTTGCCGTCGCCGCTGCTCCGGCGCTCGAAGCCGTCGCCGACGCCATGGCGGCGGTTGCCAGCCGCACCGGGCCGCTCGGCATCGCGATCCGCGGTCTTTTCGACAACATCGGCCGTCTGGCCACCTATGCAGCCACCTTCGCGGCCTTCCTCGCGGGCCGCTGGGTGGCGGGGATGGTCGCTGCCGCGCTCTCGGTCCGGGGCCTCGCCACGGCGCTGGTCGTCCTGCGCGGGGCGCTGATCCGGACCGGCATCGGCGCGCTGATCGTCGGCGCGGGCGAGCTCGTCTACCAGTTCACCCGGCTCGTGTCCGGCGCGGGCGGCTTCGGCGAGGCGATGTCGCTCCTGAAGGACCTCGCGGTCGAGGTCTGGGAGCGGATCAGGATGGGCGCGGCTGCGGGGGGCGCGGCCGCCACGGCGATGTTCTTCGACCTGAAGGCCGACGCCGCCTCGGGCATGCAGAGCGCCATCGAGAGCGTGGTGGGTTTCGGCAACACGGCGGCGAACACGTTCGAGGGAGCCTACGAGGCGATCAAGGCGATCTGGGGCCTGCTGCCCGCCGCGATCGGCGATCTGGCGTTCCAAGCGGCCAACAGCCTCGTCGACGGCGTCGAGGCCATGCTGAACGGTGTGGTCTCGCGCATCAACGGCTTCATCGGTGGCATCAACCAGGGGCTGGAAGCGCTCGGGTCCGAGCGCCGTATCTCGCTGGTGCCAGATCTCGACCTCGGCGAGATCGAGAACCGTTTTGAAGGGGCGGCGACGGCCGCAACGACTGCCGCGCAGACGGCGTTCGACCGCGCCTTCCAGGACAACCCGCTGACCGCGCCTGACCTCGGCTTGACCGAGGCGGCGAACCGGGCGCTCGAGTCCGCGAACCTTTACCGCGGCGCCGCGCGCGACCTTGCGGAAGGGGCCCGCGCGCCGCTGGAAAGCTGGCAAGCGCTGCGCGACGCGGTGCGCGGTACCGACGAGGCCAGTGCCGACGCTCTGATCGATGCCACCGGCGCGGCCGAGCGGCTGGAGACGGCGCTCGGCGATGCCGGACGCGCCGCGACAGGTGCCGGTGCGGCGGCCGGGGCTGCTGCCGCTGCGGCAGAGCCCGCGACCGACGCGGCCGTCACCGGCTGGCAGGCGGTCACGGCAGCGCTGTCGGACTACGCCAGCAAGGCGCGCGAGATCGGCGGCGACATCGGCCAGAGCCTCGTGGGCGCCTTCCAGTCTGCCGAGAACGCGGTGGGACAGTTCGTGAAGACCGGCAAGCTGAACTTCCGCGACCTGGTCACCTCGCTGCTCGCCGATCTCGCCCAGCTCGCGGCGCGGCGCTTCATCCTCGGGCCGATCGCAAACGCGCTCTCCGGCGTCTTCTCCGGGGCGGGCGGCATCTTCGCCAACGTCCTGCATGCGGGCGGGATGGTCGGATCGGCCGGACCTTCGCGGATGGTCCCGGCCATCGCTTTTGCTGCTGCGCCGCGAATGCATGGCGGCGGCATGGCCGGGCTTCGTCACGACGAGGTGCCCGCGATCCTGCAGCGCGGTGAGCGGGTGCTGTCGAGGCGTGAGGTGCAGAGCTACGGCGCAGGCGGCGGTGTCAACGTCACCATCATGGCCCGCGACGCTGAGAGCTTCCGGCAATCGCGCACGCAGGTCGCGGCGGACATCGCCCGCGCCGTGTCGCTGGGCCGGAGGGGCATGTGATGGCGTTCCACGAGGTCCGGTTTCCCGACAACATCAGCCGCGGGGCGCGGGGCGGGCCGGAACGGCGCACGCAGATCGTCGAACTCGCCTCGGGCGACGAGGAGCGGAACGCGAGCTGGGCCAATTCGCGCCGCCGCTATGATGTGGCCTACGGCATCCGCCGCGCCGACGATCTGGCGGCGGTCGTCGCCTTCTTCGAGGCGCGCAACGGGCGGCTCCACGGCTTCCGCTTCAAGGACTGGGGCGACCACAAGTCCTGCCTGCCCTCGGGCACGCCATCGCCGACCGACCAGGCGATCGGCACCGGCGATGGCACGACGACCGTCTTCCAGCTGGTCAAACGTTATGCTTCCGGCAGCCAGACCTGGACCCGCACGATCGCCAAGCCCGTCGCCGGTACGGTGCGCGTCGCCCTCGATGGCGCGGAGCAGTTGGGCGGCTGGTCCGTCGACATGACCACCGGCATCGTGAGCTTCGATACCGCCCCGGCGGCCGGCGTCGCCATCACCGCGGGCTTCGCCTTTGACGTGCCGGTCCGCTTCGACACCGACGCGCTCGACGTGACGCTCGACCTCGAGCGGCTCGGCTCAATCACCTCCATCCCGCTTGTGGAGATCCGGCGATGAAGTTGCTCGACCCCGGCCTGCAGTCCCATCTCGACGAGGGCACGACCACGCTCGCCTGGTGCTGGCGGATCACCCGCGCCGACGGCATGAGTTTCGGCTTCACCGACCACGACCGAACGCTGAGCTTCGACGGCACCGACTTCGAGCCCGAGAGCGGGCTGACCGCCTCCGAGGTTCGGTCTGGATCGGACCTTTCGGTCGATGCGCAGGACGCCGAGGGCGTGCTGACCTCCGACCGGATCACCGAGACCGACATCCTCGATGGGCGCTGGGACAATGCCGACGTCGAGGTCTGGCGGGTGAACTGGTCAGACACCGGGCAGCGCGTGTTGATGCGGCGCGGGGCCATCGGCCAGATGCGGCGCGGCCGGCTGGCGTTTGTCGCCGAAGTGCGCTCGCTCGCCCATGTGCTTGGCCAGACGGTCGGGCGGACGTTCCAGGCGACCTGCGAAGCCGCGCTCGGCGATGCGCGCTGCGGCGTCGATCTCGAAGATCCGGCCTACAAGGGCGCGGGCGCCGTCATCGATCTCCTGCGGGACCGCGCCTTCACCGCCTCGGGTCTCGGCGGCTTCGAGGCTGGCTGGTTCACCTTCGGCACCGTCGAATGGACGAGCGGCGCGAACGCGGGACGGCGTTCAGAGGTGCTCGGCCATGACCTTGCCGACGGCATCGCCGTGCTCACGCTGCTCGAAGCGCCGGTGCGGGGGATCGGCGAGGGCGACGCCTTCATCATCCGCGCGGGCTGCGACAAGCGCATGGAGACCTGCGGGGCGAAGTTCGCCAACACCGCCAACTTCCGCGGCTTCCCGCACATCCCCGGCCAGGACACGATCCTGCGCTACGCGACGAAGGACGGTGGCCATGAAGGGGGCGTGCTGTGACGCCGGCTGATCCGGAGATGGTCATCGCGGCGGCGCGGGCTTGGCTGGGTACGCCGTATCACGACCAGGCGAGCCTTCGCGGCGTCGGATGCGACTGCCTCGGCCTCGCCCGGGGCATTTGGCGCGAGGTCGTCGGCCCTGAGCCGTTCCCGATCCCGCCCTACAGTCGCGACTGGGGCGAGACGGGCCCACGCGAGGTGCTGGCCGAGGGCGCGCGCACCATGATGATCGAGGTGTCTCCCGCCGAGGCCGGTCCCGGCGCGCTGGTGCTGTTCCGCATGATGCCCCGCGCCATCGCCAAGCATGTCGGGGTTCTGACCGGGCCCGGCACATTCCTCCACGCCTACGAGCGGCTCGGCGTGATCGAGGAACCGCTCACCCCATCCTGGCGGCGGCACATCGCCTTCGCTTTCCTGTTTCCTGACGAGGTCTGACCCGTGGCAACGCTTGTCCTCGGCGCGGCCGGCGCCGCCATCGGCGGCAGCATCGGCGGCGCGATCCTCGGCGTCAGCGCAGCGACCATCGGCGGCTTCATCGGATCCAGCATCGGCTCGGTGGTCGACAGCTGGATCATCTCGTCGCTGGCGCCCACCCAGCGCATCGAGGGCGCGCGGCTCGACACGCTGCGCATCACCTCGGCCACCGAAGGCGCTGTCATCCCGCGGCTCTATGGCCGCATGCGGATGGGCGGCAACGTGATCTGGGCGACGGACTTCCGCGAGGAGACGAAGACCACCACGCAAGGCGGCGGCAAGGGCGGCGGGGGCGGCGGCAAGGTCAAGACGACCGAGTATCTCTACTACGCCTCCTTCGCCGTGGCGCTCTGCGAAGGTCCGATCACCGGCATCGGCCGCATTTGGGCCGACGGCAAGCTCCTCGACACCGCCGGGATCACCTGGCGCTGGTATCCCGGCGACGAGGCGCAGACGGCCGACCCATTCATCGCGGCCAAGATGGGTGCGGCGAACACGCCGGCCTATCGCGGCACCGCCTACGTGGTCTTCGAGGAACTGCCGCTCGGCAATTACGGCAACCGCCTGCCGCAGCTCTCCTTCGAGGTCTTCCGGCCGCTCGCCGATCCCGACACGGCCGAGGGGCTGACGCAGGCGGTCACCATGATCCCGGCCTCGGGCGAGTTCACCTACGCGACGCAGGGCATCCGCAAGGGCAGCGGTGGGGCGCAGACCCCCGAGAACCTGAACGCGCTCTCGGATGCCGTCGACATGGTGGTGGCGCTGGATCGCTTGCAGGCCATGGCGCCGAAGGTGGAGAGCGTGAGCCTCGTCGTCGCCTGGTTCGGGAACGACCTGCGCGTGGGCGACTGCACCATCCGGCCGGGCGTGGAGGTCTCGGAAAAGACCACGAGCCCGCAAACGTGGTCGGTGAACGGCGTGAGCCGATCCGCGGCTCATGTTGTCAGCCGCGACGACCAAGACCGACCCGTCTATGGCGGCACGCCGGCCGATTTCGCCGTGGTGCAGGCGATCAAGGAGATGAAGGCCCGCGGGCTGCGCGTCACCTTCTATCCGTTCATCCTGATGGATGTGCCGGCCGGCAACACACTGCCGACCCCGTACAGTGACAACTCCGCCGAGACGGGACAGCCTGCCTTCCCCTGGCGGGGGCGGATCACCTGTTCCCCGGCCGCTGGTTACGCCGGCAGCGTCGACAAGACCGCCATGGCGGCAAGTCAGGTCGCGGACTTCTTCGGCAGCGCCAGCCCGTCCGACTTCGCGATCTCCGGCGAGACGGTCTCCTGGACCGGTGCGGCGGACGACTGGGGCCTACGGCGCATGGTGCTGCACTACGCCCATCTCTGCGCGGCGGCGGGCGGGGTCGACACCTTCCTGATCGGGACGGAGATGCGCGGCCTGACCACGATCCGCTCGGGCGCCAGCGCCTATCCTGCGGTGCAGGCGTTTCGCGATCTGGGGGCCGACGTGCGTTCCATTCTCGGGGCGGGGACGAAGATCGGCTATGCCGCCGACTGGTCGGAGTATTTCGGGCACCAGCCGGGCGACGGCAGCGGCGACGTGTTCTTCCATCTCGATCCGCTCTGGGCCGACTCGAACACCGACTTCATCGGCATCGACAACTACATGCCGCTGTCGGACTGGCGCGATGGGTTCGAGCATGCGGACGCGGCCGAGGGCTGGCCCGCGATCTACGACCGCGCCTACCTGCAGGGGAACATCGCGGGCGGCGAAGGCTTCGACTGGTTCTATGCCAGCGCGGCCGACCGAAGCGCGCAAGCCCGCACCCCGATCACGGATGGCGCCGCCGACAAGCCGTGGGTCTTCCGCTACAAGGATGTGCGCGCCTGGTGGGCGAACCCGCACTATAATCGCCCGGGCGGGGTGGAGGTCGGGACGCCGACGGCATGGGCGCCGCAGTCGAAGCCGATCTGGTTCACCGAGTTGGGCTGTCCGGCCATCGACCGGGGCACCAACCAGCCCAACGTCTTCTTCGATCCGAAGTCGTCCGAGAGCTTCACGCCGCATTTCTCGCGGGGCTGGCGGGACGACGCCATCCAGCGCGCCTATCTTGAGGCGACGTACCTCTGGTGGGGCGAGACCGCGAACAACCCGCTGTCGTCGGTCTACGGCGGCCGCATGGTGCATGTGCCCGAATGCGCTGCCTGGACCTGGGACGCGCGGCCCTATCCCTTCTTCCCGGCGCTGACCGATGTCTGGACGGACGGGGCGAACTGGCGGCTCGGCCACTGGCTGACCGGGCGCCTCGGGGCGGTGTCGCTCGCCGCGCTGGTCCGGCACCTCTGCCTGCGCGCCGGGTTGCCCGAGGGTCGCATCGACGTCACCGGCCTCTGGGGCGCGGTCGAGGGCTACGCCATCACGGCGCTGGAGAGTCCGCGCGCCTCGATCACCACGCTCTCGCGCCACTTCGGCTTCGACGCCGTGGAGACCGAGGGCGTGATCCGCTTCGTCATGCGCGGGCGGGCCTCCGTCGCCACCCTCGCGCCCGACGATCTGGTCGCCGGTCGTGAGGGCGACGTGCTGGAACTGACGCGCGGCCAGGAAACCGAACTGCCGCAGGCGCTGAAGTGGCAGATCGCGCGGGCCGATGAGGATTACGACGCGGCCCTCGTCGAGGCCCGGCGCATCACGGTGGACACGACGCGCATCGCGTCCGAGTCCTTCCCGATGGCCGTGCCGCCCGAGGAGGCCGAACGCCGCTGCCGCCGCGCCCTGATGGAGGCGTGGGTGGGGCGCGAGACCGCGGCGTTTCGTCTGCCGCCCTCGCGCCTCGCGCTCGATCCGGCCGATGCGATCCGGCTCGAGCATGACGGGCGACTGGTCGATCTGCGGCTCGTCTCCATCGCCGACGCCGAGGGGCGCGGCATCGAGGCGGTGCGCCAGGACCGCGCGACCTACGACCTGCCGCCCGGCGATCCCCGCGCGGCGTCGCTAACCCGCGCCGTGGTGTTCGGCGCGCCGGATGCGCTGCTGATGGACCTGCCGCCCCTGACCGAAGATCAACACGCGCATCGGCCGTTGGTCGCCGCCCACGCTCTTCCCTGGCCCGGCGAGATGGCGGTGTTCCGCAGCCCTTCAACGGACGGGTTCGAATTGCTGACCACGTTCGGTAGTCGCGCCCGGATCGGGGCGCTGGTCTCGGACTTCTTTGCGGGACCGACGTCGCGCTTCGACCTCGGCAATGCGCTGGTGGTCGATCTGCTGACCGGCACGTTGGAAAGCGTCACCGACCTGACGCTGCTCGGCGGGGCGAACGCGCTGGCTGTGGAAGCCGCGCCAGGCGTCTGGGAGATCGTGCAGGCGGGCGCGGCGGAACTGCTGGCGCCCGGCCGGTATCGCCTGACCCGGCTCCTGCGCGGCCAGCGCGGCACCGAGGATGCCATGGGCAATCCGGTGCCCGCTGGCGCGCGGGTCGTGGTGCTGGACACCGCGCTGGCGTCAATGCCGATCGCCGAGGCCGACCTCGGCATCCCGTGGAACTGGCGCATCGGCCCGGCCAGCCGCGCGGTCAGCGACGAGACCTACGTGGCAAAAGCCTTCACACCTGAAGGCGTCGGGCTGCGGCCATTCTCGGTCGCCCATGTCGAACAGCCATGGCGCGTGCCGCGCTCGCCCGGCAATCTCACCATCCGCTGGACCCGCCGGTCCCGCGCGCTGTCCGCCGACAGTTGGGGCGGGCTGGAGGTGCCGCTCGGAGAAGAGCTCGAAGCCTACGAGGTCGAGATCCTCGACGGCGCCACCGTGAAGCGGGTGCTGCGCACCGCCACCACCAGCGCGACCTACACCGCCGCCCAGCAGAGCGCCGATTGGGGCGCGCCGCTCGGCCCCGGCGACAACCTCACCGTCCGCATCTTCCAGCTCTCCGCCCTCGTGGGGCGGGGCGCGCCCAAGACCGTCACGCTGATACTCTGAAGGCCATCCCATGTCCGACGCCACGACCCATCTCCTGCTGCCCTACATCCTGGCGGCGCAGGCCCAGAAGCATGTCACCCACAACGAGGCGCTGCGGCTGCTCGACGGGCTCGTCCAGCTTTCTGTGATCGACCGCGATCTGACAGCGCCGCCCGGAAGCCCCGCCGATGGCGACCGCTACATCGTCGGCTCGGGCGCGACGGGCGACTGGGCGGGGTGGGACCTGAACGTCGCGCTCTGGACCGACGGCGCATGGCTGCGGCTTCCGCCGCGCCCGGGCTGGCGGGCGTGGGTCGAGGACGAGGGCTTGCTGCTGGTCTACGACGGGTCCGGCTGGGTCGGGACCACTCCGGCCACGCTGCAGAACCTCGCGCTCCTGGGGCTCGGCACGACGGCGGATGCGTCGAACCCATTCTCGGCCAAGCTGAACGCCGCGCTCTGGACCGCCAGGACCGTCGCCGAGGGCGGGACCGGCGATCTCTTCTACACCATGAACAAGGAGGCGGCGGGCGACGATCTCGGGCTGACGCTGCAAACCGGTTTCGTGACCAAGGCGCTGGTGGGGCTCTTCGGCTCCGACCGCTTCCGCCTCGCGGTCTCCGCCGACGGCAGCACCTTCTTCGACGGGCTGAGCGTCGACAACGCCACCGGCATCGTCGACCAGCCCCGGCTTCCGCGGTTCAAGGCTTACACCAACTACGACAACTATGTCGGCATCGGGACCTGGACGAAGATTGGCCTGAACAACACCGACTACAACGATCAGGGAGCCTTCGACGCCGCGAACAACCATTTCGTGGCGCCTGTGGACGGCACCTACCTCTTCGGCGCGACGCTGCTCTACAAGATCAACGCCAGCGCCACGGCGCGCATGCGCGGGCGGCTCGTGCTGAACGGCGCCACCGAAATCCGGGGCTCCCTCGGCGAAATCTCCTCGACCCATGTCTCGCTCGCTACCGCCATCTGGCTGCAGACCCTGGTCCCGCTGACTGCGGGCGATACCGTCGAGCTGCAGGGGTATTTCCGGGTCGCGGACGGCTATTTCGCCGCCGATCACACGTCCTTCTGGGGCTGCAAGATCGGCTGAGCGGCGGAAGGAGGATCCGATGACACCACGCCGATCCGATCATGGCTTCGTGCGCATGCCCGACGCCGAGTTCGAGGCGATCCTGACGCGGGCGGCGGAGGAAGGCGCGAAGCGCGCGCTCGCCGATGTCGGCCTCGATGGCGACGAGGCCGCGCTCGACATCCGCGATCTGCGCTCCCTGGTAGACTGCATCCGGCTGGTGCGCCGCACTGCGATGCAGACCGCCGTCCGCATGATCACCACCGGCGTCATGCTGGCGCTGCTGGCGGGGATCGCCATCAAGCTGAAGATCTTCGGCGGCAGCCCGTAGCCGCTCGCCATCCCTGTTCATCAGCCCAACCGCACCCGCCCTCGTGGCGGGGTGAGCCGTGGTCTGCCTGACAGGCAGACGGGAAGGTCCAGTGGACCTTCCCGAACGGCGAACGCACCGAGCCCTGCGAGGGGCCGGAAACTTGTTTTTGGAGGACCCCATGACAACGACATTCCACGGCCATTGGCGCAACGTGCCCGAGCGTACCTGGCGCTGGCCGAACTTCTCGCCTGCAGAGATCGCCTGCCGGGGCACCGGCAAGCTGCTGATCAACGAGCCCGCTCTCGACAAGCTGCAGGCGCTCCGTGATCGGCTCGGCAAGCCGCTGATTGTGCGTTCCGCCTATCGTAGCCCGGAACACAACCGCGCCGTCGGTGGCGCAACCCGCTCCAAACACCTCGACGGCACGGCTTTCGACATCGGTATGGCGAACCACGATCCTGCGGCGTTCGAGGCAGCGGCACGGGAGGTCGGGTTCCTCGGCTTCGGTTTCTATCCGCGCTCGGGTTTCATTCATGTCGATCTCGGACCTGCGCGTCAGTGGGGCGAGCGGTTCCCGGCCCGGGCGACTGCCTTCGCGGCGGAGACGCCGCCCGCGCGCGAGGTGCTCGCCGACAGCCGCACCATGAAGGGGGGTGGCGCGGCCGGAGTGGCGACGCTGGGCGCGGCGGGCGTCGAGGTAGCGCAGAGCGCCCTGGCCGAAACGCAGATCGCGATCCTTCCGCTGGTCCCGTATCTCGATACGCTGCGCTGGGTGTTCATCGCGGTGGCTCTCGGCGGCATCGCGGTCACGATCTACGCGCGTCTCGATGACTGGCGCAGGGGGCGGCGGTGA